TGCAACATCAATGATGTCCATGGGTGCTGTTGTTATTGATGACAACGGTGTCTATGAAGTCCTTGATAATAACTAAGAGGGAGTAAGATAAAATGGCTTATAGTGCAGCAAACCTTACTCGTATCGGTGGATCATCTGGTGGTGATTTATGGTTCTATTCATCAGCTGATGCAATAGCTACAGTAAATACATCAGGTTACTTTAATGATGCTGCGAACATGCTTGCAGTTCGTGATGTCATTATTGTAGTAGATACAAATACACCCACAACAAACTTTGTAAATGTGTTATCAAACACTGGCACAGTTGTTGATGTTTCAGATGGTACAGCTATCGTTGAAACTGATGGTGACTAATAGGAGTGGGGGGCTTCGGCCCCCCATTACGCAATGCCAAGTGTAGCTAACTCAGATATTGATATTGCATCTCGCGCATTAATATTAATTGGTGCTGAACCAATTACGTCTTTTACAGATTCTAGTACAGAAGCTACAGTTGCAAATGCTATATATGAAGATATGGTTAGAACAACTCTTTGTTCTAGCAGATGGCGTTTCTCAACAAATCAAGCAGAACTAAACCTTTTAACAGCAGCCCCATCAGGTAGATATGATCGCGCACATCAACTTCCTACTGATATGCTTATGCTTCATGCTGTTACTGTTAGCGATGCTATTATCGAATATAATGTTTATGGTGATAAGGTATTCAGCAATTCAACAGCCAATGATATTTTGATTGCTGATTATACATTCCGCGCATTAGAGCAGGACTTTCCATCATATTTTGCTGTTGCTCTGCAATTTGCACTTGCTAGTGCTTTTGCCTTGTCTATAGCTAGAGATGAGCAGTTATCAAGTATACTCGAATCAAAGGGTGGACAGCTGCTACAACAAGCAAAGACATTGGATAGTCAGCAACAGACAACACGCAAACTGGTTACTTCGAGGTTTATTACTGAAAGGCGAAGTTAATGGCGAGGATCAGAGTACCGCTAAACAACTTTGTTTTTGGTGAAATTAGCCCTTCATTGACTTCGAGGGTAGATTCAGCAATCTACAATCAATCTGGGCAATCTGTGAAAAATGTGTTTATTCGTGCAGAAGGTGGTGTAATTAACCGCCCCGGCACCAAAAGACTTCACAATTTTTCACAAAGCTACTCACAACCTAGCGCAACAGTTACTGTAACTGATTATGCCAACATTGCTGTTGGTACTCAGCTTTCATTTATTTTGGATGATGGCACTAAAATTATATTAGAATTTGAAACATCTAGTGCCGATGCGCCAAGCACAAACATTGGTAACAAGTATTTTGTAAGAGCGTTTACTGATAACAATACAACAGCTGATAATATATTTACTGCCCTTAATGCTATATCTGGTCTGACATCAAGTAATCCTGCATCTAATGTTGTTACTGTTACTAGAGATGGAACAAGTATTACAAACCTCAAAGTTACTACATCTGATTCAACGCGACTTGCTGTTACAGACTTTTCTGTTGTTACACAGAAGATAAGACTAGAACCATTTATATTTTCTAGTGATGAAAAGTATGTGTGTGCTTTTAGTTCTGGAAAGATTGAAATATTTAGAGTAAATGCTGATGGATCATTTAATTCATTAGCTACAACGCTTACAACTGATTCTGCAAGTGCTGCGTTGCCATTTACAGATGCAAATTTACAAGAGTTTACTTATGCTCAAGCTGGTGACTTTATGTTTATTGCACATAATGATTTTATGCCACGAGAACTTGTTCGTACTGGCCTTACATCATTTGAGGTAAGAACTTATGAGTTTGATACATCAGCTGATGGTAATAAAAAGTTGCAACCATATTATCATTTTCAAGCAAGTGGTGTGACTATTACTCCATCTGCAACATCCGGAAATGGAATAACCTTAACTACAAGCGCAGCATATTTTAATGCAAATCATGTTGGAACCAGTTTGCTTATACATGATACGCAGGTAGATATTAAAACATTTACAGATTCACAAAATGTTACTGCTGATGTTCAGGGTACAATACAACAACAACTTGATTTTGATTCTCTAAATACTACTGAAGGGTCTAATCTTGTACATGTTGTTATGCCTAATCATGGACTATCTTCTGGTGATTCTATTGTTATTTCTAATGCTGGTGCATTAGGGGGGATTAATAATGGCAATATAAATGGCACAAGAACAATAGCCTCTGTATTAAATAAAAATGAATTTGATTACACAGCTGGCGGTTCTGCATCATCAACGGCTACAGGTGGCGGCAATCCAATTATAAGTAGTACAGCTGCAACAACTGATTGGTTTGAGCAGTCATATAGTAGCTATAGAGGGTTTCCAGCTGCTGTAACATTTCATGAGGATAGGCTTTGGTTTGGTGGCACACCATCTCAACCAAGTGGCCTTTGGTCATCAGCAAGTGGCGAATATTTTAACTTTGATGTTGGTGATGGCGGAGCAGCTGATGCTATCGATTTAGAAGTTTCTGTTGGTGTTACTAACTTTATTCGCCATCTTGTATCCAATAGAGACTTGCAAGTGTTTTGTAATCAGGGGGAGTTTTTTTTACCAGCTTTTCAAGATCAGCCAATTACTGCATCTATTGCTAAGATTTCTGAGCAAACGCCTTTTGGCACTAGCTTTGTAAGACCAGCATCTTTAGATGGTGGTACATTATTTGTTCAAGCTACTGGCACCGCTATACGTGAATATATATTTAATGATACTGAAGGTGCGTATACTACAAACATGGTGTCGATACTTTCATCGCACTTGGTATCAAATCCAATACAATTAACAAATCTTAAAGGATCATTAGAGCGTCCCGGATCATATGCGTTCTTTTTAATGGATACAGGTGAAATAGCTGTATTCTACAGTATTCGTTCTGAGAAACGTGCTGGATGGATGCGATGGACAACCGAAGGTGCATATCATTCTGTTTGCGCTGTAGATGAAAGTTTATTTGCTGTTGCTGTGCATGATGATGGGTCTGGTACAAATAAGTTTTTTCTTGAGCAGTTTGACCAAACATTGAACATGGATTTCTCAGATACCTTTGATGGTGCGGCTGGTGTGTTTACTGTGTCTAGCCATTTTGCGAATGGTGCTGATGTAGATGTTATTGATGACACTGAGTATCTTGGGACATTTACTGTATCTGGTGGTCAGATTGATGTCAGTGCAGTTAAATCATCTGTAAAGATACAGGCTGGTTATAAGTTTCTGCCAGAGCTAAAAACAAATCCTATTGATGTATTACAGGCTCCCGGCGGCGCATTAACTGGTCGCCCTCGCAAGATTACTAATGTGATATTGGACTTAGAGGAAACATTAAGCGTATCTGTAAATAATACTAATATGATTATTCGTAATGTTAATTTTGATCCAGCTTCTCCTAGAGAGCCGTTTACAGGTAAGAAAGAGTTTCGTGGATCATTGGGTTATAGCAGAGATCCATCTGTAACTATATCGCAGGTGGCTCCGCTTGATATGCAATTAAACGGTATGGTTGTAGAGGTAGCTTACTCATGAGTAATCCAATAGCATTTTTGGCATTAGGTGGTGGCTTTATGATAGAAGCTGTTGGTTATGATCAGGCTGCAAGAGCCGAGCAAATAAAACAACAAGAAATTGCTAGACAAGCGAGAGACAATAAACTTGCAATTAAAGCGCAATCAGAGCGTGATTCCACTATTAGATCACAACGATATTCTGCGTTTCTTAGGGATTCATCTGCTATTGCTGGATATAATCGCCGTGGTTCTGATAGATCGTTAAGAGCAATACAAAAAAAAGCGCAGCGTCAAACAAGTGAAGAACTTAAACAGGTACAAATACAAAGCCTGTTTGCACGTGGCAGACAAGAGCAACGCGCTAGATTTGCTATTATGGAAGGTGAACTTGCAAGAGATCTTGCTGTTCTTCAAACAATGTCTGCATTAGCTGACACTGGTTATAAAGCATCACAGGTTTCATAATGGCAGAGATAAAAGTATTAAGACCAGCTGAAACACGCATAGGGGCAATTGGCATTGTTCCTATGGGTGATAATGCTGCTCGTATAGGGCAGCAACTTGCTACATCTGGTCGCCGTTTGAGAGAGGCGGCATTTCAAGTTGCTTATGAAAATGAAAAGAAAGAGGGGCAAGAGGCTGCTACTCTTGCCGCGATAAGTGCAAAAGATGCAAATGGGAAGATTACATTCCCAGAGATGCCAAAGGATTTATCTCCTACTGCACAAAAATATTATGAGCCTATTGCACGTAAACGCTTCTTAGAAGCTGTATCTCTTGAGATTGATGCTGTTGCTCAAAAAGAAGCTGCGAATCATGAAAGAGATCCAGAAGGTTTTGAAGATTCTTTTGACCAATATTTGCAAAATACAATCAATACATCTGGGCAGTTTAGTGATCTTGTTTCAAGTATTGGTGCTGTAACAAGCAAGCAATATGCAACAAAACTTTATGTTGACCAAGTAGAGCATAATACAAAAATTGCTGCTTCTAATGCTGTAGCAGTTATTGAATCAGAACAATCAGTAATAACAGAACTTGCTAAACAGCAAGGCGGTGCTGGTGCAGCTGAACAAAAGCGTAAAGATGTTATACAACGCGCAAAAGATGTTGTTGCTGAATATCCGCAAGTTGGAATTACTTATGAATCTAATGTTATATCTGAAGCAAACTTTAATTATGCACAAGGTCGATTAACAGCAATTACTAATAAGATTGCTAATGAGTTTCCAGATGATCCAACTCGTAAAACACCGTTTTTATCAGATGTATTAAATAATATTGCCATTGTTTTGAATGATGGCAGCTTTGAAAAAATAAGCCCAAAGATGAAATCTTTGTTGTCTCGCGCTGGTTTGAATGAGGCAACTCTCAAACAACCGGGTTTCAAAGAGCAAGGTGAGAAACTTGCAAGAGATTTGACCACCCTTCAGGGAACCGTTACTGAGCAATATAACAATGAGAAGAATGAACGTGCAGCTGAAATAGCTTTACGTAATTTAAGCAGTAATAAATCTGTTTCGCAGACTGATAGTGATAATATTATGTCTGGATACAGTATAAAGTCTGGCACTGACTTTGGTAATACAGCAGCTGCTGCACTTCAGCCACCAACAAATGAGATAGAACGTCGCGCACATGATAAACATTATGGTGCATTTAAGGCGGTAATGTTTAATCAAAGCGGCCCATTGCCTGAAGTTGCTATAGATTACCTTGAAACTATATCATCAATGCCTTCTACAGAGATTGTTGGTGCATTAAACATCTATGAGCAAGCCACACGTTTTATGCGTGGTGGTGAGGGTGGAACTGTGATGCCAGACATTCTTACTCGCGGATTAGACAAAGATACTGTTGTTTTGTATGAGACACTTTTAAATCTTCGAGACACCAGAGGCAATGATGCTCTTCCTGAGTTTATAAGTCAGTATAGGGAAACTCTTGCAAAGTATCCTAATCAAGATACGAGAAATAACCTTGTTAAAAATGCATTAGGTACTAATAAATCTGCATCAGAAGCTGTTCGTGATTTTATATCTGATATAAATGATGATGCTTCCCCACAAGAAATAGAATTTTATGCATCATTTACAGATGATTTATTAATCACTATGGAAAAGAAGCAGGTTAAAAAGATTTTGAAAAATGCTGCTAATTCTATATTTAAGGAAAGCAACTTCCTTCATAGAAGCATTGGCAGATCGCAATACGCACCAGAAGCTGCATATCCAGACACATCTACTATGCAGATCTTTGAAGAAGGTGTGGCTAAAAAACTAGAACTGCTTCCGAATATGCCTGATGACAAACGCCCTACACTTGGTAAAGATGTGTTTCTTGTGCCTGATATAAGAGAGGGTACGGCAATGCCTGTATACTATCTTGTGGATGGTGATAAGCGTTTACTTCGTGTTAATGGCAAACCTTTGTCTGTTGGTAATCAGTATGTAGCGCAAAAGATAAATGAGTTGCGTCAGCAACAAGCGGCACAGTTGCGTGTTGAGGCTGCGGCTGCACAGAAGAGAACTAGAGAGCTTCAAGAGCAATGGGATAATGGTGAGTATCTTGAAGCATCACCATTTGGAACAATGAGATGACTACAGATCTAGGTCGTAGAGATTTTTTTATTGCCATACCAAATGAAATTACAGAAGAAACACCTGTTTCTTGGTATGAAGGTTGGAAAGCTAATGCTCAATATATAAATATGCCATTTATTGAGCGTATTGAAGAAGAGCAAATCTTTGGCGGCGTTCCTGTTGATACTACATATGATGTAGCTGCTAATATATCTGAAGAACTTCTTCCATATTATGATGATCTTATTCGTGCAAAAAACGAAAAGCATCTTAGATTTCTAGAGGGTCGTGCTAGAACCGCCATAGAACGCCGTAGGAAGGCCGCTGAAGCCCCTTTCACAGCGCAACTGGCTGGTAGCCTAACAGACCCATTGGCGCTGACAGCGTTTATTCCCGGCTTGAATTACGTAAGGTTGGGTAAAACCTTTACACAAGCCATAACTAGGGCTGGTGGTGTAGGTGCTGGTTATGGCATTGCATCTGAGTTACGCCGCGCACCATTTGCTGTGGCTGACGAACCGGGTGAAACCTATGCTAATGTAGCGGCTGCTACTGTATTTTCTGCGGCATTTGGTGGTGTTATGAAAGGTGCGCCATATGCAAAGCCGTTCTTTCAAAGTGGTGCTGCTAAAGTAAATAAGCTCTTCAAAGGTGAAAAGTTTGACCATATGACGCCAACAGATAATGTTGGCCCATTATCTTTAGACGATGGCTACACACCAGCTAAAGGTGGTGACTATGATCCTGTGGTTAGCAATCCGTTGGGAAGCCCATCGCAACGTGCAATGCAAAGAACAGATATACCTGATGATGTTAAAGAATTGTTTATGTTGCTTAGTTATAATGGTGCTGTATCTACACAAGGTGCAAGGCGTGGTATTGGCATACAATCTGTTGCTCAGGAATCTGTTACCTATCAAGGGCAGTTTCAAAACCTTGTAAGACGTATGCGCGATCTTCACTCACAAGAGGTTCGAGGTATAAAAAGAGCAGCACAATTTATGCAAGTGTATAATCCTCGTAGCGGTTTTGATGATTGGGCAAATGACACAATAAGGCGTTATATATTTAGCAAGTCACGTGATCCACAACTTCGTAGGCTTGCGGCTGATGGCATATCAGATCAGCAAAAAGAAGTTGGTGTATTGATTGCGGATGCTTTCAAGGCATTTTCTGATGATATGAGATATTACGGCGTTGTCAAAGATGATGAAAAGATACGTGCATTAATTAATAAGAATCAGGCAGATCTTGATTCTGTAACAGAAAGATTAATAAAGTTAGAATCTGACATGGCTAAGATGCCCAACAAAGCTGGCACCAAAAAACAATTCGCTTTGCAAGATGCATTAGATAAACGACAGGCAACACTCAAAGCTCGTATAGAATTTTATGAAGGGCAGATTGGCAAAGTTCTTCGTGAAGATTTTACATTTCCTATTTTTTATAACAAAGATTTATTATCCAAAGATGAAGGTGCAAGGCAGGCTTTGGCAAAAATATTTGATGAAGAATTTGCCGCGCAAAGATTAGCAAAGGGTGATACTGAAATACGTGGTAGTAAAAAATTTGGAACATTTGATTTACGTACAGATGGAATGAAAACTCTTTCTCGTATCTTAGAAGAAGATGGTGAGGAAATGACTAATATTCTCAGAAGCAAAACAACAGAGGGTCGTGCAAAGCATTTGAAAAGTCGCAAGACAAATGTAGATGTAGCAAAAGTTTATGATTACATTCTTACAGACCCAGAGGTTATGTATACATATTTTGATCGTATGGGTCGCCGCATTTCATTTGCTAATAAATTTGGTGGCAGAAACATTGATGAAGTGCTTGAGGATATGGAAGATTCTCTTCGTCAAGCTGGTAAATCAAATGAAGAAATATCTCGCCTAAAAGCAGATTTTTATGGTGACTACGAGCGTGTCATGGGTACGTTGCAACGTAGTCCAGACCGTTTTGATAATGCGGCTGTAAAGGCTGCTAAGTCTTGGACGGGTTGGACATACTTGCCACAAGCAGGGATTTCTGCATTAACAGATCCCGGCTCGATTGTTATGGCTCATGGATTCAGAGATGTGTTTGAGGCTGGTTATGCAGGATTAAGTGGTGCGTTTCGGGGTAAGGTTATTAAAGAAGCCCAAGCAGCTGGTGAGTTGCTTGATATTACTAAGAATGTTTATGCAAGAGAATTGCTAAGTGATACCGTAAGGCGTGTGAAGCCTAATATGATGGAGCGTTTTATACAACGCGGCAATCAAGTATTTTATACACTCAATGGTTTGGCACCAATTACATTTGCTGGCAAAACATTAGATCAAATAATAGTTCAAGATAAATTTATTAAATTATCTCGTCAGTGGTCTGAAGGTAAAATATCTCTTTTTGATCGGGAGTATCTTGCTAGATACGGTATTGATGAGGATATGGCAAAGTTTATATCTACTGCACCAACTGAAAAAAGTGATATTGCATTATCAAAACGTGGCGGTGCATTTGAAGTTTCGAATACAGATGATTGGGATATTTCTACACCGCAAGCAAGAGAAACCCTTCGCAAATATCAAGCAGCAATACAATCACATGCAAATAATACTATTGTTATGGGTCAAACCTTTGATAAGCCATTGATAATTGATGGTATTGTATACATGAAAGACAACCCATTTTTTCAAGCAATACGAAAAAAATATCCAACACAATTTCCAATTAAAAAAATTCAAAATATTTTAGACAAATACAAACCTTTTGAAATAGAACCTCAGCTACGCACTGGTGCTGTAAATATGGTTCGTGTTGAATCTGGTTTGCTTACTACGCCATTTACATTTATGAATTTTGCTTTCGGCGCTAATAATAAAATACTTGGTGCAATAAGAGATCCGAACAGGCAACATAGATTGCAAGGTATTGTTGCTTTGCTTGGCCTTAGTTATTTGTCTTTATCCTATAAGAAACCTGATTATTGGTTTGAAAAGCGCACATCACCTGATGTTATTGCACGTGTAGTGGATCATTCTGGTGTGTTTGGTATTTACTCTGATCTTGCTTACACTGCTTTAAATATTGCTGGTAATGCTGGTGTTGTAAGTAAAGATGCATTTATACCACCAAAATACATAAATCCTAATCAAGATGAGGCATTGTTTGATGCGTTTCTTGAGCCATTAGGTGCGCCAGCTGGATTGACTACAGAGTATGTTCGAGCAGTAGATGATTATTTTTCTGGTCGTGAATCTGATGCAGCAGAAAGAATGAAGTATTCTTTGCCATTTATAGGGCTTCCTATTTTTGGTAACGATGTGAAGGATTTTGTTGGTGAACTTGGACGAAACTAATTGTGCGTTGTAAATAAAGATTTAGCATGTTAGGGGATAATTATGACTATTAACTTGGCAGATAACTCACCTCGCGTAAATTATACTGTGGCATCTGGTGTTACACAGTCTGCATTTGCTGTGCCATTTGAGTTTTTTGATGATGATGATCTTAATGTGTATGTTGCTGGCACACTTAAAACACTAACAACACATTACACAACGTCTGATGATTCTGGTAACAGTCAGGCCCACACATCAGGAACTACAGGTTATATTCACTTTACAACTGGCAATGAAGTAACTGGTGCATCTGGCGGCACTTCTGTAGTTATTACACGTGATATTGATCTTGATCGTACAACTGACTTTCCAACATCTGGCCCCTTCGATGTTGCATCCTTAAACACTGAGCTTGATCGTATGATTGCTATTGCGGCTGATATTGATGATGCTGCAAATCGTGCTTTAATTTTGTCTGACTTTGATACAACAGCTTCACTTACATTGCCTGATGTAGCTACAAGAGCTAGCAAACAACTTGGCTTCGATTCTAATGGCAACCTTGTTGCTGAAGAAGGCAAAGTAAGTACAGTTACTATTTCTGCTTCTGGCTTGTCAGCTGGTGCATCACCTACAGCAACAGCTACATTTACAGGAAGCACTGGTGCTTTGGCATTAGCTTTAGGAATACCTGCTGGCGCAACAGGCGCAACTGGCCCTGCTGGTGGTGGCCTTGCCGATTTATCGGCTGACACAACACCACAACTTGGTGGTGACTTGGATATGAATGGTAACGATATTGTTACCACATCTAACGCTACAATAGATCTTGCACCAAATGGTACTGGTACAGTTGTTGTCAAAGGAAATACAAATCCCGGCACTATTGTATTTAACTGTGAATCAAACAGCCATGGTCAAACTGTTAAGGCGCAGCCGCATAGCGCGGCAGTAACTAATACACTGACTTTACCAGCCGGAGGGAATGGTGAGTTAGTCAGCACAGTAGCCACACAGGAACTTACCAACAAGAAGATACCTGATGATGAGAATTTATCATTCGGTACAGATAGCGATGCGTTTATCAAGTACGATGAGACAACAGATGACCGCCTCAAAATTGGCGGTGCTGTAGCTGAGTTTGAAAAAGCTGTTATCGGTGCAACTGATACAGACACAACAAACACTGGCAGTGTGACGCTAGATTTTGATGCCAATCAAAACTTTGTTTTGACATTAACAGGTAATGTAACTCTGGCAAATCCAAGCACTGAAAAGGTTGGTCAGTCTGGCTTTATTGTGTTGATACAGGATGGCACAGGCAGCAGAACATTGTCTCTTGGCACTGATTACGAAACTGCTGGCGGCTCTGGCATTACCTTGTCAACTGCTGCAAGCGCAACAGATATTGTGCCTTATGTAGTTGCCGCATCAAACAGAATACTACTAGGTGCGCCACAACTGGCGTTTGCATAGGGGGTCGCTATGTCAGGGCCACTAGGTTCAAGCCAATGGATGTACAACCCAAGCACCAGTTTTTTTAGCACAACTCTTGACCAGTCTCTGCGCTTTAATGACACAGATAACCACTATTTAAATCGTGTTAGCACTACTGGTGATAGGCAAAAATGGACTTGGAGTGGTTGGCTTAAAAGGTCTACATTAGGAAATATAAATGCAATATTTTCTGAAGGCGGCACAGGAAATTCCTTTGCTTTGTACTTTTGGTCTGATAACACCATTCTTGCTCAAGCAAGAAACTCGTCATCAAATAGATTTGTGCATCAAACATCTGCATTGTTTAGAGATACAAGTGCTTGGTATCATGTTGTTTATGCTCATGATTCAACTCAAGCAACAGATACAGATAGGGTAAATTTGTATGTAAATGGTGTTGAGCAGTCTATTGTTGCAGTTGGAGGTAACACTTTTTATCCGCCATTAAATGAAAACGTCAATATAAATAATGGCGGCAATCACTCAACAGGATACGCCGCAACAAATAGTTTTAAGTGTTTTGACGGTTATATGGCAGAGGTTCATTTTGTTGATGGGCAGCAATTAGACGCAACAGATTTTGGTGAGTTGAGTAACGGCGTATGGGTGCCAAAAGAATACAGTGGGTCTTATGGTACTAATGGGTATCGCCTCACGTTTTCGTCTAATAGCTTTACAGACAACGCATCTGACCCTGATGTCTTTGCTGACCAAGCTGGA